CTGCACATTTTTCAGGCCGCTTGTTGTATTTGGATCTTGATGTGGTAGTGGTTCGCAACTTAGAATGGATTACTACATTGTCCACAGACTATTTTTGGACCATTAGGGATTTTAGATATCTGCAAAATCCCCGAGTCAATTCCATGAACTCCAGTGTGATGTGGTTTGACGTAGATCGTTTTGGCTGGGTATGGGACAAATTTAATTCTGGTCCTGTGTCGCAAATGATTCAAGGTTTCCCAGGCGACCAGGATTTTTTAAATCACACAATAGATCATAACCAACGCAGATTCTTTGATGATAGTAAATTTCAAAGCTATCGTTGGCAATGCCTAGACGGCGGCTACAATTTTAATCGTCGCACTCATCATCGTCCTAACTCTGGCACCGTGATAGCTCCAGACACGTCTGTTGTGGTATTTCATGGTCGTCCCAAACCACATCAAACCACGGATCCTGCTATCCGGGAACACTGGCAATAAAAAGTAGTACTTTTGTAGTACTTGACCAATAATTCCCTTTTTGCTACAATAGTGGCATACAAAGCAAAAAGGAGCTGGCATGGGATACCGAATTATCGCAGACAAGTTTGAAACAGACATGATGCGCCAAAAGTATGGCCCACGCAAAGGCTTAGAAGGCCCGTTCAAGTATGCCTCTGGACGGGTGCTGTATTACGATCCGCAGGAAGGTCGCTACTATGACCCCACCACAGACTTCTACCTCAGCCACGAGGAAATGGACGCAGAGCATGGCATTCTTGTTCAGCGTTTAGTAGACTTCCAAAAGTAATACTTTTGCTGTAATTGACGAATAATTCGTCTTTTGCTATAATATACACATAAAGAAACAAAGGAATATATGAATTTAAAACTCAAAGCCGCATTACAGACAGCAGGAGTTCTTGCTGTGATTTGTACCGTATCAGTTGGTGTACAACTTTTGTTAACAGGTTTAACCGCAGATGAAATTGCCAAAATCCTGTCAGTAGGAAGTATTACACTTTTGGTATATTGCATGTACCAACTGGTGCTGAGCCGTTTAGAATACACCCAAAAAGTTGACGAAATTGCTCGGAAATAACGGTTGACCATTAATTCGTTATTTGTTATACTATACACATAGACAGTTAAGTAAACCCGCACAGAAAAGGAGCCAACCATGAGTGCAATCCGCGTTGTAAAAGGTACATACCGCAACAAATCCGTCCGTAACCAAGAATTCGTTCTTGTTAGCGGTTTCCAATCCGGTGCCCGAGGTAACTATGTTACCGTCAAAAACAATGGTACCTTCCCTAACTGCCCTGAAACGATTCGTATCAGCGTAGACAACATCTCAGATATTGAGTATACTAACGGCATGACACACAATAACACCGTACACTTTGAGAAGCCCGCACCTGTTGTTGAATCCGATGAGGATGCAATGACTCGTATTCGCGAGCGTTTTGAAATCCTTACTGAAATGACCAAGGCCACAGTGAGCGGCGACATCCGCGCCATGATTGTATCCGGCCCTCCTGGTGTTGGCAAGAGCTTTGGCGTTGAAACTGAAATTGAAAAGGCTTGCCTTTTTGACAAGTTGGCAGGCAAACGCCTCCGTGCAGAGGTTGTCAAAGGTAGTGCCACTCCTATTGGCTTGTTCCAAACACTTTACAAATACTCAGATGAGAATTGTGTGATTGTGTTTGACGACTGTGATAGCATTTTGCTAGACGACGTGGCTCTTAACTTGCTGAAAGGTGCTCTTGACTCCGGCAAGAAACGTACCATCAGCTGGTTGTCGGAGAGCAGTGCTCTGCGCCGTGAAGGTATCCCAGATCGTTTCGAGTTCAAAGGTTCAGTAATTTTTATTACCAACCTTAAGTTTGATCAGATGAAGTCGCAGAAATTGCGTGACCACTTGGACGCTCTGCAAAGTCGTTGTCACTATCTGGACTTGACTCTGGACACCATGCGTGACAAGTTGTTGCGTATTAAACAGATTGCCAAAGATGGTGTGCTGTTCCAGGACTACGAGTTTGAAGAGGCTGTGCAAGACGACATTATTGACTTTATGCACACTAACAAGGACCGACTGCGCGAAGTAAGTTTGCGTATGGCTCTTAAGATTGCAGACTTGCGCAAGATGTCAGTGTTGAACTGGAAGCGTTTGGCAGAGACCACTTGTATGAAGAGTGCCTAACATGGCTTGGTGGGGGGTCATACTGTTAATTTTTGTAGGACACCCCGGACTAGCAGTACTTTTAGCATTTTTGATTTTGATTTTTGGATAGATTTTCCCGGGCATTGGTTGGCTCCGGCCCGGGCTTTATAACAGGTACCCTTAAAAAAGGTACCTGTTTTTTTGACTTCTAGCATCAATAAGTATATACTGCTATTATGCCGCAACACATGCTGATCCGTTTGGGCCCAGACGGCGACCTCGAACTCAAATTTCAAATACGTGACACTCCTGTAGCACAACTATGGATGGAACGTATGCAAGCTCGCGGCCACTATCCCCTGGATCATCCAGACAGATTTTATGGGTTTGGCACCCTTGCACAAGAGCAGGCCCGTGCAGTAGAGTATATTCAAAATTGTATTGCCACAATCAATGCACACGATCCCATCATACACCGACCATTTGAGTACACACAAGACTGCCTCAATTACTTGCACAACATATTTGAACAACACCACGGCTTGCTAGACCAACAGCACAGTGAGTATTGGTCACGTGCTCCAGATCAGGTCAAAAAGGCCTTGGCGGAACTCAACATAGCAGTACACAGATGCGAAACAGTTGCCACAGAAATACGACCTAAATTGGTATGCACATGGTATGGCATGCCCAAGATAAAACATTTGGCACTGGACTTGCAAGAAAGATATAGTGAATGGCAGGTAAAATTTGGTACTGTGTATCTTAACTATTGTGAAATTGGAAAGACAACCGAGGACCTGGCCTACGACAACGATAAGTACATAAGTGATGATGCGTTTAGGCCGTTTGATCGATACAGTGCAGATTTTAATATACAATTCCATGATCTAGATCTAGTACCACAATGTGGCAAAATACAAAAGTATATTGACCAGCATCGTGACTTTTTTGTTGCTCGCGGCATCACAAACGTGTATAATACACAAGCACGACCCATAAGATTGCCGGTTGCAGATTTGGTTTACACAGGCAACCAGGAACAAATACTCCACCAAATTGCTGAACGGCAATGGGTACAACAAGTGACAATACAATGAAACGATGCACCATACAAATCCGAGATGAAGTGAACATCAAACTAGAAGGACTAGATCTAGATGCTCGCAAAGCCTTGGTCAATGCTTTCAAATATGACGTACCATATGCTAGATATCTTCCGGCAGTGAGACTGGGACGTTGGGACGGCAAGGTTTCGTACTTCCAGCTTGGTGGTAGCAGTTATACAAACTTGCTGCCCGAGATTATTCCCATACTTGAGAAGTTCAATTACGATATCGAACTGGATGATCAGCGCGACTACTCTACTACATTTGAGTTTGAACAAGTGCGCGAGGACTCGTTTGCACATGTGAAGTGGCCCAAAGGTCACCCAGCCGCAGGTGAACCCATCATGATGCGAGACTATCAAGTTGAAATTGTCAACAACTTCCTGGCCAATCCGCAGTGCCTGCAAGAAGTGGCCACAGGTGCAGGTAAGACTATCATGACAGCGGCTTTATCCAATGCAGTGGCGCCATATGGACGCTCAATTGTTATTGTACCTAACAAGAGTCTAGTGACGCAAACAGAAAAAGACTACATCAACATGGAACAAGATGTTGGTGTGTTCTTTGGAGATAGAAAAGAATACGGACGTCAGCATACTATTTGCACTTGGCAGAGTTTGAATGTGTTGTTGAAGAACACCAAGTCGGGTGTGGGAGAAGTAACCATTGGTGAGTTTCTCGAAGGTGTGGTATGCGTTATTGTAGACGAAGTACACATGGCCAAAGCAGATGCACTCAAAACCCTGCTGACAGGTGTGATGTCAAGAGTGCCAATTCGCTGGGGTTTGACAGGAACCATACCCAAAGAGAAGTTTGAGAGCCAGGCATTGTTGGTGGGCCTGGGTCCTGTAATTGGCAGGCTCAGTGCCAACGAACTACAGCAACAAGGCGTGTTAGCCAACTGTCATGTGAACATTGTGCAGTTGGTGGATCATGTGGAGTACAAAGAGTATCAATCAGAACTAAAGTACTTGTTAGAAGAGTCGGGGCGGCTGGACACAATGGCTGAACTGATTCGCAAAGTAAATGAAACAGGCAATACTCTTGTGCTTGTGGACCGAGTAGCTGCAGGGCATGCACTAGTAGAACGCCTGGGCGATCGTGCTGTGTTTGTATCAGGAGCAACCAAAGCAAAGGACAGACAAGATGAATACGACGAAGTCGCAGACTCAACAGACAAAATCATTGTTGCCACTTACGGTGTGGCAGCGGTTGGAATTAACATACCGAGAATCTTTAATCTGGTGCTTATTGAGCCCGGTAAGAGCTTTGTTAGGGTTATCCAAAGTATTGGTAGGGGCATCCGAAAAGCAGAGGACAAAGATCATGTGCAAATATGGGACATCACCTCAACCTGTAAGTTCGCCAAGCGACATCTAACCAAACGCAAACAGTTCTACAAGGAAGCCAACTATCCTTTCTCTGCAGAAAAACTAGAGTGGATGAAGATAGCATGACACATGGCATTGAAATGAAAAAATTAGTAACTTGTGGCGACAGTTATCTGAGCTTGGATTCTCCGCCTGGAGAAATCAAAAGTTTTTTACAACTGTATGCTGAACATAAAAATTTTCAACACATCAGTCTAGCTCGGGCTGCCGCCACGTGCTTTTCTATACGACTGCAAATTGACAATGCTATTGACCGGGGTGCTGATTTTGTAATAGTAGGTTGCACCTCCAGTGATAGAATGGATGTGGTAATTCCGACAACTCCCCCAAGGACAGACATAGTATCACCGCAAGCCCCACCAACCTACGGCTGGCTCAAACTAAACAATATCTTGTACACAGGATATCGTAGTGTGAGTGAATTCAATGTCAAAACAAAAAATCCACTAGTGGTAAGTGATGTGATAGAAAATTTGTTGAATAAAAAACATGAAAACATGTTGAGTGACCAACAGCGCCTGGCAATCAAAAACTATGTTGCAGATTTACACAACAACAATTTAAAACGTCAAGAAAATTATTTTGTCATATCTGACGGTTTGCGCAAACTTCAATATCATCAAATACCCTTTGTGTACATACCGCATGGCCTGGGAGGCATGGATTGGTCTTGGGTAAAAAAAGTGTGGCCCTTGGATCGTCTCCCCTGTCAGATGCCAAATGGTTCTTTTGATTGGGACCGTAGCATCACACACAACGATCAGGCCGCCCATGATGGATTTTTAAACACACTTCTAGAACTCACTGAGGATTGGTGTTGAAAAAAGAATTTGACATAATAGTGTGCGGCGACAGTTTTAGTTCAGCAACCAAAAACGGTAATCCACGTACCAACACTAGAGATCATTACAGCCAAATATTGCAAGACCAATATGGCTATTCTGTGCTGTGCTTGGCCAGAAGTTCCATGACCAATCTTGGCATTGCCTGGCAGATGAGACAGGCAATTGAAATCGGATGTAAGTTTTTATTGTATCACAACACTTGGAGTTACAGATTAAATCTCATGATCAATGACAATTTCCAAGTTGAAAAGGGATTGAAAAATTTCATATATCCATTCAAGGATGATGAAAGTTCCTACACCACCTATGTTGGACACAACCCCAGTTGCACATCTTCAAATGGAATATCAACTCCTGACAATGATGCACCTATATTGAGTACTGTGCCCCAGGGTCTTGAAAACAACCCTACCTTGATGCTCACCAAAGACCAACACAAAGCCATTGAGTATCATTTCAAGTATTTTTTCAATGAAGAATTATACCAAGAAGTTGACTCTTGGATCCTGGCGCACTGGCATCACCAAGCAGAAAAAGCAGGAATCATCCCTATAGATATGAAACAGTCGCTGGGTCGACCCATGTTTGATTATCAAATGAAGGGCAAGATGGCAGGCGATACTTACGTCATGCACCCAGACCATGATGACGATCGCCCGTTTCACACAGATCAAGCCACTCAACAAAAAGTAGCAGATGCTGTGCATATGGAGATACAAACGCTATCAAATGCTTGACATATCTACATCAATACTGTATACTTAGACATCATGAGAATATTAACACTAGACAACACCTATTACGACCTAAATCACTTGCCCGAAGAAGTGGATGACATGCGATTTGCTATCCTAGACAATTCCAATCCAGCAGATCCAGACTATCACTTTATTCCCTTGATCTTTTTAGAATCGTTTAATGCACCTGCTCTGGTGTTGCGTATTGGTACACAAACAATCAAAATGCCCATGGACTGGCAGATCCTTATTGGAGAACCCGACATCGGCGACTTGGAAGTGCTACCGTTGACCAGTATCAATGATAGAGGCTTTAGAGTATTTCAATTCAATCCGTTGTCAAGTTACAGACCCAGCTTTCCGGATATTGAAATCCTAGATGTGTACCATGAAGTCAACTGGTATGCGCCCAAACTCAAGAACGGTCAAATGTTGGCTGTGCCCTTAAACGACGAACCAGAGCCCGACTGTGTGTACTTTGTAAAAGACGTCAGTCGTAACTGTGAAATTGTCAACTACAATCTGGCTTGGTAATGCAACTCAAATACGATAATCACAACATAGGCGGCGAAGTCGTCAAAGACAACGAAACTTATCTGCTGAAAGACAATCGGACTCTAAACAATCTTGTGTTGAGTTCCACCAAACTGTATCGCGGGCAAGCCACACGTGGCCACAGCCACCCAGGACAGGAAGAAGTTTATTTCTTTGTACAGGGTACTGGTATAATGATCATTGATGATGAAAAATTTCGTGTGGCGTCGGGTGATATTATTCTTGTGCCTGACGGAGCATTCCACAGAGTAATCAATGACGGAGAGATGCACCTGTTGTTTAACTGTGTGTTTGATGGAAAGCGCAATCACTAATGGGAAATCTTAAACCTGGTGCCACCTACATTTACGAACGATCAGATGGCATTGTGTATGCTCGCGAGTCAGGTGCTGACCCCAGTACTCGACAAGTGGTTGGATACGAGTCAGGCAGAGAATATGATCCAATTACTGGACACAAAGTAGATTACGATTCAAGAACAGCAGATGGCAGGCCCTTACGCAATCATATCATGGAAAACAAAATGTGGGGCGAGATTCGACGTGCTGCACTGACAAACCCCACTTTACAAGACGCACTGGATCGTGCTATAATGATCTATAAACTGAGCAAGACCGATGAGCGATAAACTAAACATTGCCAATGAAATGCGCCAGTTCGATCGCAAGAACAGAAGTTTCTACGACGAGCTCACACCCGAAGAGAAGAAAAAGTTTTCAAACTATCTCATGATACGCTGGGGATCAGCTGTGGAAGGCTCGCGTGAACTGCAAGAGTTTTATGTGATTGCCACCAATGAACGACTCAACAAGCATTTCTTTGATGTCAGCAAACACCCCAAACTACACTGGCTCATGGCCACGTCAGTGAGTCCAGACTTGGGCACACCAAGACATCCTTGGATTGCACCCAAGAAAAAAGAAGCAGGACTCAGTGGCAAACGCAAAGCCCTAATGGCCATATACCCCACATACAAAGATGATGAAATTGATGTAATGTGCGAGATCACTACCCAGAAAGAAATTGACGAATACAATCGTCGTGCTGGCCAGGAC